GGATTATAAGATATGATTAATCAAATCTATAATGAAGATTGTTTGGATACTATGGGTAGAATGGAAGATAACTTCCTAGATTTAGTATTAACATCCCCACCTTATGATGCGATGAGAAAGTATGGGGGTGATAAGACATATCATCAAAGATTGAAGGATAAAGGGTATTCATTTCCATTTGAGGAAATAGCACAGGAACTTGTGAGGGTATTAAAACCTGGTGGAGTTATTATGTGGAATGTGGCAGACCAAACAGTTAAAGGCTCAAGAACAGGTAATAGTATGAGACAAGCATTATACTTTATGGAACTTGGATTGAACTTACACGACCACTTAATATGGTATAAGACAGGAACACCATTTCCTTCACCTTATCGTTATAGAAATGTTTGGGAGAATATGTTTATTTTCTCAAAGGGTAAACCAAATACATTTAATCCAATATTAAAGAAGAACAAGACAGGTGGTGATGTAAGAAATAGAAGAAGAGAAAGAGACCATCAAGGAAATATTCAAACTCATAAAAAGAGAATTGAAATTAAAGAGTATGGCAATGATGACAATGTTTGGTATATTTCCAATCATTTTAATAAATCAAAAGTGGGAACAAAGTATGAACACCCTGCAGTTATGCCAGATGAGATTTGTAGACGCCACATTCAATCTTGGACTAATGAAGGTGATTTGGTATACGATCCATTTTTGGGTTCAGCCACGACCACCAGAATTGCTCGTGAGATGAATAGAAACTATATAGGTTCTGAATTACATAAACCATATTATGATGTTGCTGTTAAAATAATGAATAATGAATATTGATTTAAGATTAGGAGATTGTATAGAGGTATTAAAAACAATACCAGATAACTCCGTAGATAGTATTGTAACTGATCCACCATATCACCTTACCTCAATCGTTAAAAGATTTGGTAAAGAAGATTCTGCACCAGCACAATTTGGAACTGATGGTGCTTACGCCAGAGCGTCAAAAGGTTTTATGGGTAAAGAATGGGACGGTGGGGACATCGCATTTAGAACTGATGTTTGGAATGAATGTTTGAGGATATTAAAACCAGGTGGACATCTATTGGCGTTCAGTCATAGTAGAACATATCACAGAATGGCTGTTGCAGTTGAAGATGCAGGATTCGAAATAAGAGACCAAATTATGTGGGTATATGGTTCAGGATTTCCCAAGTCATTAAACATAGGTAAAGCAATTGATAAGAGAGGTGGAGAAAGTATTGGTTGGTTTGGTGATTGGTTAAAAGAATGGAGAGAACGAAACAATATTCCTCAATCAAAAATAGCAGAGTTGTTCCCAAGTAAAACAGGAGGACTTACAGGTTGTGTATCTAATTGGGAATTAGGAAATAATTTACCAACGAACGAACAATTTAATTTAATCTGTCAAACCTTTGATTTACCATTCAAATCATTAGAAGAAGCGGAGAGAGAGTTTATCGCAAGGAGTAAAAACTTTGGAAAACAAGGTCATATTCCAATAGGTTCTTATGGTGAGTTTGATATAACAAGAGGTAATAGTGAATGGGAGGGTTGGGGAACTGCATTAAAACCAGCACACGAACCAATCGTTATGGCAAGAAAACCTTTAAGTGAAAGTTCAATTGCAGAGAATGTATTAAAACACGGAACTGGTGGAATCAATATTGATGGTAGTAGGATTGAGACAACAGATAATCTAAATGGTGGAGGATATGGTGGTAATAATGTAGGAGTGGCAAGTTATGCTTTACAAGATGGTAGAAAAACTTTACCTACGAATAAACTAACCAAAGATGATTATACACAACCAGAAGGTAGATTCCCAGCAAACATAATCTTTGATGAAGAAGCAGGGAAGTTGTTGGATGAACAAGCACCTTTAACAGGTTCAGCATTTAAGGCTAAAAGAAAAAAAGATGTAGAAGGTGGAAGTGGAGCATCACTTATGAGAGCACATAAAGAAGGTGAAGATAATGGATATTTTGATGAAAGAGGTGGAGCTAGTAGATTTTTCTATTGTCCCAAGACATCAAAGAAAGATAGAAACGAGGGGTTAATAGTTGAAAAGGAAAAAAATAAAAGACCAATCGGTGTAGCATTCAATAATGAAGATGACTTATTCAAACAGACAACAGGAAACAATCACCCAACTGTAAAACCAACTGACCTTATGAGATACTTGATAAATCTTGTAACCCCCAAAGGTGGAACGACATTAGACCCTTTTATGGGTAGTGGTTCAACAGGCAAAGCTGCGATTAGGTGTGGAGTTAATTTTATCGGTATAGAAAAGGAGAGTGAGTATATGGAAATAGCAAAAGCGAGGATAGAACACGAGAAAAATAAACCAGTTCAGGGTAAGTTATTATAAATTATATTTATAAGTAGAAATCAGAGAAAAAATTGTGAAATATGCCGAATCCGGAGAACTTAAAACCTTTTAAGAAAGGTCACGATAGTAGAAGGGGTAATGGAAGACCAAAAAAGTTCATTACCCTATTAAAAGAGAAAGGATATAAGGTATCAGAAATAAATGATACCATACAGATTTTAATGTCCCTAACATTAGAAGAACTTATCAAAATAGATGAGAACCCAAATGCAACTGTATTGGAGAAGACAATTGCTTCAGCTATTAAGAAAGGTATTAGTAAGGGTAACCTTGAGAATATGGAAACCCTACTTAATAGAGTTTATGGAAAACCAAAAGAGAAAGTAGATATTACAACTAATGGGGAGAACATAAATGGACCTAAGATACAGGTGGAGATTGTGAACAAAAAACAGAATGATTCAGGATCAAGTAATTAAAATACAATCCACAAAAACATTTACAGATCTTATGGATACAAGTTATAGAAACTATGTATTCCAAGGATCATCAAGAGCAGGAAAGACTTATAACATCATCTTATGGATGGTGATTGATATTCTAAATCAGAATAACAAAGTCTACTCAATAGTCAGAAAAACATTACCAGCACTTAAGGGTTCAGTATTAAGGGATCTAAAAGAGATACTACAGAAATTAAATCTATATGATCCTGAAAAATGGCACACTGTAGATGGTTATGTTGAGATCGGGACAAATATGATTGAGTGGTTTGCATTAGATAGTGAGGAGAAGGTAAGGGGTAGAAAAAGAGATATATGTTTCATCAATGAAGCGACAGAGTTAACCTATGAAGAATACCTACAATTATCATTAAGAACCACTGAGAGAATGATATGTGATTTTAACCCATCACCTTGGCAATCTTGGTTATATGATATGGAAGGTCAAGATGATACGTTCTATACGATTGTAACTTATCAGGACAACCCCTTCTTAACAGAAACAACAATCAAAGAAATTGAATCATTACAACATAAAGATCCTAACGCGTGGAGAATATTTGGTTTGGGTCAAAGAGGTATTCCAACAAGAATGGTATTTACTCACCAGCAATTCTATTATGATTTACCAAAAGAAGCAAAGTTATTAGGATATGGTATTGACTTTGGTTTCCACGATCCTAGTATATTGGTATCGGTACATAAGTTAGGGGATAGTATCTATTGTAAAGAGTTATTGTATTTGAGGAATGTTACAATCCCTGATTTTATATACAAGATAAAAGATTTGGGACTTAATTTAACGGATGATTTTATTGCGGATAGTGCAAACCCCCAAGCAATAGAAGAACTCCGAAAGAACCATATTAATTGCAAACCAGTTAAGAAGAATACTATTTTACACGGAATTGATTTAATCAAGAGATCAAATTTCTTTGTACACGCATCCTCAAAGAACTTACAAGAAGAACTTATGGGTTATGTATGGAAGATAGATAAAAACAATAAAAATCTTGATGAGCCTATAGATAATTCAAATCACTTGATCGATGGTATAAGATATGTCCTAGAGATGAAGATGAATAAAAATACTTGGGTGGGTGTTTATTAAAAAATATATTTAGAGATATGGTAGAACAATTTATTGAATACAATAACAAGAAGTATCCAGTTATTGAACCAAACATTAAGACGTGGAGTGAGGTAATGAAGTTTAGGAATATCCTTGATGAAGGTGAGTTATTCATAAAGGTAATTGAACTTACCACAGGACTTACGAGAGATCAGATATTAGAAGCAGAGGCATCACAAGTTCAAGAGACTGGTGAAAAGGTATTACAATTCATTAGTCAAGCAAATAAACAAGTGGTTAGAGAGTTCAATCACAAAGGAAAGGATTATCAATTCCTTGATATACATAACTTATCCTTTGGTCAATTTGTAGATATAGATACATTCTTATCCAAAGATGAGAACTATAGAATACAGAACCTTAACGAACTTGCTGCTTATTTATTTATTGAGAAGGGTACCAAGTATGGAGAGAAACCAATGGAACCAAGAAAAGAAGAATTTGCTGACTTACCAATGAAGTATTTGGAGGGAGCGGTTTTTTTTTTATTGAGTTCAGCAAGAATATCAGACGCACTTACCAAGATTTATTCCCAGAGTACGTCTCTGAAGGTGATGATGAAAACAAAAATAATTTCTCTTCTTATTGGGGATGGTATCAAGCGATCAGCACACTCAGTGAGAACAAAGTATGGTTATTTAATAATGTTACTGACCTACCCCTTGTTCAGTGCCTCAATCATCTTTCTTACCTTATGGATTTTAATAAGGAACAAGAAAGGTTGATAAAAGAAAGTTATAACAAATGAGTAATCCGTTATATACCAATTTTAAGAAGATACACGATGATCTGCAATTAATGGCTACAAACCATAAGCAGATAAATTCATTTGGTTTTGGTGATACAGACCAATTAAGTTTTTGGACACAAGTTAGGGATCATCAAGACAACCCCACATTTGAACCACCGGTATTTCCATTGTTATATATTGTACCAGGTCCTTGTACCAATAGTTTACAATTCAAGACTTGGGAAATGAACCTTGTGATGTTGGATATTGTGGATAGGGATTTAGCCAATCAAGTAGATGTATTAAGTGATACACTACAAATGTTACAAGACGTTGTTAGTCAGTACAAGTTATCAGTTACAAAACCATATGGATTATATGACACATATTACGATTTATTCGAGAATGTAGAATATACACCATTTATGGAGAGTTATACTGATCTCAATAATGGATGGACAGCAAACTTGAAGATAACAACCACTACGGCACTTGATAGATGTGCAGCAGCTTTCAATACGTTTACTGGTACCCCAATCTTTCACGAGGGTATCAACTTCAAAACAATACACGATGATTTTAGACTATTAGCAGATCATCACAAACAACTTAATTCCTTTGGATTTGGACAATTAGAAGATTTATCATTTTGGACTGAATCAAGACTTAAACAAGAGAATACTACTTTTGAGTCTCCTTATTTCCCATTGTTATATGTTATCCCTTCTGTTGCAACACAATCAATGGAACAGAATGCATCATCGTATATTGAGTATGAATTTAATATTGTCGTTATGGACATATTGGATAGGGATCTAAAAAATCAGGTTGATGTATTATCAGATACCAACCAAATATTAGATGATATTGTATCTCAATTTAGATTGAGTGTTACAAATGCATTGGGTAATTTCAATGAGGATTATTACTTAGATAACGAGGTTATCTATTATCCATTTATGGAGGAGTATACTGATATGTGTGGTGGATGGAATGCAGTTATTAGACTTAAGGTGATGAACCCTGTTGATAGATGTGCAGCAGCATTTAATTCATTTGTTTCTCCTACACCTACAGCAACAAATACACCAACCCCAAGTATTACTCCGACACAAACACCTACTCCTACCTTAACACAAACACCTACGTTAACACCAACACCTACCGAGACAAGTACACCAACACCTACCTTAACATCTACACCTACAGAAACACCTACAAATACTCCGACAGAGACATCTACGCCTACTCCAAGTCCGACACCTACTTGTCCTGTTACAACTCAGTATTTGGAAGTTGAATTACAAGATAGCACCAAGTTCAAACTTATTCTTTGGAATCAACCAAACTTCACATCACCAGCAACCGCGAATTGTGATTATGTTATTTCAGGTTGTGCATTTGGATCACTTGGAACAATCTATTGTGGGGAAGAAACAATAGATGCGGGACAACATCAACATCAATTCAATTTAGCTCCTGTATTACAACCTGGTGAGATTGTAACAGGATTTACTGTTGATAGTTATTACACTTCAGGTTGTCCTTGTCCTGTTAATTTGGTATTACCAGTTCCTCCAACACCAACACCTTCACCAACATTAACAAGTACACCAACTAATACACCAACAGAGACAAATACGCCTACACCTACATTGACTCCGACAATGACTTCTACCCCAACCTTAACACCAACACCTACGGAGACTAGTACACCTACACCGACAGAAACACCAACTAATACACCTACAGAAACATCTACTCCGACCCCAACGGAGACAAGTACACCAACTCCAAGTGTTACTAATACAGCTACGCCAACAAATACACCAACAACCACAACAACTAATACACCAACCCCAAGTGTTACTAATACGGCTACGCCAACAAATACACCAACAACCACAACAACTAATACACCAACCCCAAGTGTAACCAATACGGCTACGCCAACAAATACACCAACACCTACATCAACTGGTGGAGGTGGATTTGATTCTGATGCAGCGGCTTACTTAAATGCGGTAGTTACGGCTGGCGGTACTGTTGACGCAACAACTTCAGCAGCAACTAACACATTATTCACTGAGATGAAATCAGCTGGATTGTATACTAAGATGAGAGCAATGTATCCATTAATAGGTGGTACTGCAGATTCAAACAAATTCAATGCAATAAATCCATTAAACACTAATGCGGCATTTAGATTATTATATTCAGGAACGACATCATTTGACTTGAGTGGTATGACTGTTACAAATACAGGAAGTACTGGTGGATCTTTTGCAAATACAATATTTAATCCAAATACACAATTTACAGCTAATACAGGAACATATGGACTTTATTTTGTTAATTTGAATACAAGTGCAAGAAATGAATTCTATTTTGGGGCATATGGTGGTGGATCACCTGAAAGTGCAGCATCATTAGAATGGGAGACTGTAGGAGCAGGTAGATTGAAAGGTGAGATTTATTCTAGAATTAGTGGAATAACACAAACAGGTGTTACATATCAGAATTTAGCTGGTAACTGGACAATTGCTAATAGTGGTGGAACTAGCTATATGATCAATAATGGTGTTCAAATTGGAACAAGAACTGATAGTGTAGCAAGACCAAATGCAAATGTATTTATTGGATCGTTAGCATTGGGTCCTGGTTATAGAGGGGTTACCGCAAGATTCCAATTCTTCTACATAGCAAATTATTTGACTCCAAGTGAAGCATTAACAATGGAAAACTTGATATTCAATTTCCAATATAGTTTGAATAGAGGTTGGACACCAGCACAATCTGCATCACTTTATGATTGGTGGAGATCAGATACTGGTATAGATTATAGTGGTTCTTCAACAACAACCTTATCTGGTTGGACAGGCTATAATGGAAGAAAAATGGTTGGTAGATTGAATACTGCTTATGCAACAATCACATCTGCAGATACACAATTCAACAATTATCCATCAGTTGTGATTAATCCAAATATAGTAAATGCGGATTGTGGATACTCAGTAAGTGCATCAACATCAGCAACTAGTAAATCAGTAATAAGTGTATTTTATTTAGAAAATAGAACCCCTAACTTATCTGCAGATAATATATTGATTGGTTTAGGAACTGATACCGCAAATAGGTTCCAATTATTTGGTCAATTAAATACTACCGCTTATATCTGTAATGATAATAGTGTGGCTTCAGTGGCTTCTGGTAACACTTTTATTACAGGAACAACTCAATTCTTGAGAATAAGTTATGATAGAACAGCTGGTGGAACAAGTTTCTACGCTTCAACAGCTAATACATTTACTAATTTAATTTATAAAAACGGAAGTGCTGCAAATAGAAACTATACTACAGGTAATGTTTCTTTAGGTATGTTCTCAAATGTATTTGGTAGAACTCCTAAAATGAGAGTTGCTGAATTTATTGCAACGAACTCCGTACCATCAGATAGCGAATTAAGCATAATGAAAATCTATATGAATAAAAGATACAATCTATAAAATAAAATTATATGGATCAGACATTAAGAGTTTATTTATTAACTGAAGAACAAAAGTTCTTATTGGAGGGTAGAGAGGTAGAACCAGGTTGGGCATTCACATTTTATATTTGGTGTGAGAGTTGGGTTATAACTCAAGATCAATGGGAATTTTCATCTGATCCTGAATTAGATTGGGTTAAAGATTTGGAATATAGATATGTTGAAGGATTAGATTGGATAAACTTAGCACCAGGTGTATGGGATAGTAGTCAAGTTCATACATTTATGCCACAAGATCCTTATATATGAAATACAGAATGACCGAGGCAGCCCTCGACAGAATTGGAAAAACTTGGGTTAAGATAATGAAGCAAAAGATTAGATCTTCAAAGAAGGTTGCTTCAGGTGATTTATTGAATAGTATTGATTATAGAGTTACAAGAGATAGTGATGGAGACCCCATACTTGAAATAAGTTATCTTGATTATTGGAAGTATGTTAATGATGGAAGAAAAGCAAGGGGTGATGATAGACCAATAAGTGCAGCAAATGGTGCTGTTCCAATTCCTGCATTGATGAAATGGATCAGTATCAAAGGTATTAGAGGAAGAAATAAGAAGGGTAGATTCATCAGTAATTTGAGTTTAGCCTTTGCAATTAGATCTTCAATATGGAAGTACGGAATTAAGCCAGCAAATCTATTTGATAAATCAATAGATAAGTTAGAATCAATGTTGGATCCAACGAGGATACCAGCAGGAACCCCTCCTGAGTTAAGGACAGAGCTAGAAAGGATATTTATAGATGCAGCTGAGGACATAAACATAATCATTGAGAATATGATTAATAAAGAATTACAGAAATGAGTTATACTTTAGATATAGTACAGAAACCATTGGATGTATGTTATAGTCATTCTGATCAGACTTGGAATATTAGAATGAATAGTTATACTGGTTTGACTGATATCAAACTAGTTGTTGACATCTATAAGAACCCCTATGGTAATGAAATTGGACCTAATAATACAACAGGTACAAAACAGGATACAAGAAAAGCCGCAAGACTTGTTGTACCAGTAAATGAATATGGACATTGTTTGTTCAATGTTGAGACAATAGTTAGAAACTTTGTTACAGCAAATCCAAGAAACTCCACAATGATCTATGATCCAACTGGTCCCTCAGGTCAGACAGATCCTTATGATGTTTATGTTATGCAAGATACCCTCTTCAATGTACAAAGAGATACAAACCTTGCAACAATCAATAACGCAAAATATTCAACAATATCCTTTAGTAATGGTTTCAATGGTGGATATCCAGGTTTTGATAACTTATTTCAAGTAAATGAATATAGATGTATATTCGGTGTTCAATTTACTAGTGGGGGAACAACAGTATTACAAATAGATACAACGAATTATGATCAATATACAGGATGGACTGGTCAATCAATTACTGTAACTGATTCAGCTGCATCTCAACCTTATGGTATAATGATATTCCCTGGTGTTCAGGAAAATAAACAACTAGCTGTTTCTGATCTATCTGCATTTACTTATTACTACTCAGGTACAAATTTGACAGGTGAATACAACTATCTCAACACAGAGATATTTGACTTTGCTATGAATACTGGTACTGCACCATTTAATAGACCTGGTAAGTTTATGGCTACATTTGGTAATGCAAAAATCCCAATGACAATATCAGGTGGACCAGTATTGGAAACAAGATGGAGAACTCACTATTATAATTGTCCAATATTACTACCATTTATGTATGGTGAAAATCCATTATATGATAATAGTACAAAACTTGGTTGTGTAACTTATTTGTTAAAGACACAGGGGAATGGTCAAATGAATTATGATGTTGCACAGACATTACCAATAGCTAGAACAAGTGGAGCAACTTATAACTCATTCTTAGGTCAGAGAATAGCATATGCGGTATACAAACAAAACCCATTAAACTTGGAGATGTCTGACGTTGCAATATTCCTCTCAAGTGGATCCTGTGACCCTTCAGGAGTAGATGTTGTGTCAGAGATAGTGCAATATAAGATGGTTGGAAAAGAGTGTTTTAATGACCCCTATTCGTTTTTGTTTATGAATAGAAAAGGGGTTTGGGATACATACACATTTACAAAGAAAAGTCAGAAGACATATTCACCTGAGAAAAAGACATATATGTCAACAAAAACTCTCAATACGAATATATGGAACAGACAATCTTATGATTCATCTGAGACTGTTTATTATGGTAGAGCTACTGAATTATTTACTTTTGATAGTGGATTTGTATATGAGAATGATAGGGATATTATCGAACAACTGATAATGTCTCCTTATGTATATATGATTATGGATAACTACACTCCACAACCAAATCAAACTCAAATATTCCCTTATTTGATTCCTTGTGTAGTACTAAATAAAGATGTAAAAGTGTTTGAACAAAAGTATCAAAGAATATTCCAATATACTTTAGATATCAAACAAACACCTTACAGAGCATATGATCTTCCTTATTAATTATGAGTTTACAAATACGAGCTGTTGTTGGTACTGACTTAGTTTATCTTGACTTGTTTCAGAATGAACCTGTATTGATGTCTTTATCATTCGCTGAGATTCAGAATATTACCACAAAGAATTCTGCATTTAGTCAGACATTCCAATTACCTGGTACAAAGGTAAATAACACTGTATTTGATTACTACTACGATATATCATCTACCCCTATTAATTTCAATCCTAATAACAAGTTCCCTGCTATTATAACTTGGGATGGAATGGAGATCTTACAGGGTAATATGAGACTTGAGAATGTTACCATCAACAAAGATGAGATAACTTATAATGTAACGTTCTATAATCAGATTGGAGACCTTGCAGCTAACATTGGGGATAAGTTCTTAGCTCAAGTAGATACAAGTTCAATCAATCACCCATTCAGTTCAGAGGTTATATACAAATCTCAAGTAGACCCCAACTTATTCAGACTTACTGGTGCTACCAATTATTCATATGAAAATGGTAAGACATTTTGGGGATTGTATAATATCGGTTATGAATATTCTGACACTTTATCAGGTGCTGGTTATAGTTCATTCTATGCTGATATGGTTGGTGTAGGACCAATCACAATATCTGCAGGTCAGAAAAGATTTAAGATTATATATAGTGATCCAAGTAAAGCTGTATTGAATGTTGATGACTACATCAGATTAACAAATACAGGTAATTCATTTTATGTTGAAGGAACTGTACTACAATCAGAATTGGAAGCTATTACGTTCAATGCTGAATATGGATTGGGAACTGGTACATATAGCAACTGGAAAGTAGAAAGATTATTACCAAGTGGTTCTATAAATAAAACGACAACCCCACTTATATCTTTCAGTCCACAATTAACGACAGGTGCTACAAATGATAACTCAGGTGCTAAACCAGGTTATTTTGACTATTTGGATAGTCCAGTACAAAACTTTTATTTCAAGCCATCAGTACAAATTAAAACATTATATGAGTTAATTGTAAATCAAGCTGGTTATGAAATAGAAAGTAATTTTTTTAATACATCTTATTTTCAGAAGTTTTATCTACCATTAAAGTTTGAGGATACTATATACCCCAAAGCAGCTTTAACCCCTTGTTATAATTTCTCAGGGTCAAATATTACATTGGTTGCAGGTCCTAGTGTACAATATCTGAATGTTCAAAGTGGAAACACTTGTAATAATATTCCGTTCTCATCTACAACAAACAATATATACTTTCCTGGTAACTATGTGGGTACAATGAAATGGAAATTCTCTTGGACACAAAGTGCTACTACGACAGCATTATGTGCTGGAGTTGGACCTTACCCCTATGTCTACTTTGTTTATTTAGATGGGGTTTCACCATCAGCTAACATATTATACAACAATAATAAAGTTTGTACTATAGAAGATTATGAACAAATTGTTGATATCCCTGTACCAAGTACTACTCAAATACAATTTGGATTTGTTGGTGATGCTGTAAGAATAATGAATTTCAAAGCTGAGATTGTTGATGCGACTAAGATCTTAAAAACAGGGGTTACATTCAACTATGCAGCTGAATTCCCTACTGACCAATTCAAACAAATAGACTTTATAACATCTGTTAACAAGTACTTTAACTTAGTTGTTGTTCCAAGTCCTGATAAGCCTGATACACTCATCATTGAACCAATGATTGATTATATAGGTAAAGGTGAAGTCTTGGATTGGACTAGTAAAGTTGACTTCTCAAATCCAATAAATTTAGCCCCTACAACAAGTCTTATCAATGGAACATTGAAATACAATTTCGTATTAGATAATGACTATGTTAACCAACAATTTAATTTATCTCAGAATAAGATATTTGGAACTTATGAGATACAATTAAATCAAGAGTATAAGGAATCAAAAATTGAGTTTAATACAATGTTTGGTTCTCCTACCGATTATCAATTAGATAACACACAAGCACCAGTTATTACAGCACCATCAATGTTTGCGGTTAAAACTACAGCTGAAAGAGCTAATGCATTATTTACACTTAACCCATATAAGGTAACACCGAGAGTTGTATTTAGAGGGGTTGTTATACCAAATCAGAATTATAGAGAGGGTAACTA